CTTTCAGTGATGGAAGACAAAAAATTTCCATTCACTACAGTCTATGTGAAGATTCCAGTGTTTCTTTTTCAAAAATTTATGGCTGAAGTCAGAGGTGCTGACTTAAAATACGAAGAAATGGAGACTCGTAAGGACATGTTCCTTATTAAGTTCTGATGGCAGAGCAAGTTCCAAACTTTGACAGGCAGTTTCAAGGAGAAGGATTTGAAAAATCCTTTGCCGGTGATTACGCGGGAAGTCAAGAACAAGAAAAAACATATGAAAGATTAAAAAGTCACGATCAAACTTACATCAAATACATTGAAAAGGCGTATGGATCATACGAACATTACTTAAGACACCATAAAATCGGTCAAACTTCAACTATATATGATCCTTCGGTCGATTACATTATGGACGTTACTGTTATAACAGAGGACGCATCATACAAAACAGACCACATTTCACCGCAAGAAGTCATAATGGAAGCACTTTCTGGTGTTTGCACAGTCATTTTCATGAAAATAGATGGCTCTGTTGGAAGAATTACCGGAACACTTGATCGTTCTGCGATGCCTACAAGCGAATATCAGACAAGATTGAACTTTTTCAGTCCGTTGAAGGGTGACAGAGTTGTTGTTTGGGACATTGACAAACAAGGATGGCGATCTTTCTACATGGATCGTGTTATCAAGTTTGTTCGTGATGACACAATCGAACTTGAATAAATAGTTTTGTGCCATCCGATGATTCCCAGAGCATTACTCACCTTCATGCTGTTCTCTTCAGAGAATCGAAGATCATTCTTTCGAAATATGAGGATTATCTTCGGGGTAAAATTACTTCCAAAGAACTAGCACAGAAGATGTTGAATCTTCGGGACGCAATAATAAGAATCGAAAACCACGACAAATAATTGACAGATGTGTTTTGAGTGATATATTTTGAAAAATGATTGTCAACTACGAACCCAAATTGGATTATTCCGATGTGCTTATCGTGCCATCGCTTTCGGATGTTAAGTCTCGCAAAGAAGTGAATCTTGAAGTGGAAACCACATTCAAGTGTGGATCTTCTTGGAGAGGAATTCCAATCATGGCAGCAAACATGTCAACGGTTGGAACTCACAAGATGGCAGAAGTTCTTGCGGAGTACAAAATGATCACTTGCCTTCGCAAGGGTGGGAATTATTATTCTGCTTTTGTGAATATGCATCCTGAAAAAGAACCGTATGTTTCTTTGACTCTTGGATTGGATTCCGACAGCAAACTGTTCGTTGATACATCCGAGATTCATGACCCGACTTTCATTTGCCTTGATGTGGCAAATGGTTACATGACGGAGTTTCATAACTTTACAAGAAAGGTGAGAGAGAAATGGCCCAAGTCAATATTGATTGCAGGGAATGTTGTGACCCCAGAGGGGGTAGAGGCGTTGTCAACGGCTGGCGCAGACCTAGTAAAAGTGGGAATCGGCTCGGGGTCGATGTGTCTGACCCGGCGAGTGGCAGGGGTGGGATATCCCCAACTCTCCGCAGTGCTAGAGTGTGTGGAAACAGCCGAAGCATACGGTATTGGGATCGTTGCTGACGGTGGAATAAATTATCCCGGTGATTTTGCAAAGGCATTTGTCGCTGGTTCGGCTTTCGTCATGGCTGGTGGGATGTTTACTGGCCATGACGAGTGCGGTGGAGAGATTCGACACAAGGAGCATGGAGAGCTCACAATGTTGCATTATGGAATGAGCAGTCGAACTGCGAATGAAAAATACAGCGGTGGGCTTTCCGATTATCGTGCATCCGAAGGACGCACTGTGGAGGTCCCATATCGTGGATCTGTACGCAATACGGTACAAGAAATTTTTGGTGGTATTCGCTCGGCTTGTTCTTATGTTGGCGCTTTTGACTTGCCTTCTCTGTATTCCAATGGTAAACTAATCAAAGTCAATCGCACCATCAACAGTATTTTTGAGACAAACGAAGTATGAATATTTTTGTTCTTGATCCTGACGCAGCAACCTCTGCTCGCATGATGTGTGACAAGCATGTTGTAAAGATGATTCTTGAGTCTTGTCAGTTGCTTTCAACTGCTCACCATGTTCTTGACGGTGAGCCAGTTATGACCAAAGGCAAGAAGAAAGAATACAAGACATTCAGCAACGGCAACACAAACATTTGTCGTTGCACTATGATCAACCATCCTTGCACCATTTGGGCAAGAGAAACCCGTGCAAATTATCTTTGGCTTTGGAAGCATGCACACGCTCTCTGCAAAGAATATACTCGTCGTTATGGCAAAGTGCATGTCATGGAAAAAATGTTGATGGATGAACTTTATGATCCTCCTACCAACATCACCAAGGGTAAACTTACTCCGTTTGCTCAGGCCATGCCAGATCAGTATCGAAATTCAGATGCCGTTATTGCTTATCGCAATTATTACATCAACGAGAAGGCGCGGTTTGCGAAGTGGAAGAACTGCGAGGTGCCTGAGTGGTTTGAGTTGAAGCAGCCTGACTTTTTGCTCTACGCTGACCTTCCCTTCTGATTGCATCAGATAGATTTTTCATTCTTTTTGCAATTCCAGTTTCATCACGAACAGATTCTCTGTAATCTTTAGCATTCAAATATTCTTGTGCAGCTTCTTCAAATCTTCCTGCACGAAGATGTTGCATTGCTTTTGGTGATTTTCCGGTCATTCCTCTGAATGTTTCTGAAGTTAATTCTGCTTGCAGTTCTGGAGAATAATTTTCAAAATCAGGTGCCAATTTTTTAACAGTTGGCAATCTTGATTCAACATCTATTCTCAGCAAACTTTCTGCTTCTTCTGGAGTCATTCTGTCTTGGCTTGCCAAAATTCTACGCACACGATTAGGATCTTTGATTGCTTTTCCAATAATTGTTGGAGAATCTTTTGTAATCAGATGTCCATGTCCTATGGTATCTAAACCTTTGCTGTCTTTGTAGACACCCAATATTTTTTCTTCATTTCCTGCAGATTCGTATTCTCTGATAATTTTGCAGATTCCATTTACATCGCATTTTATTTGTTGATTTTCTATTAGGTATGCTTTGAAAGATTTCATAGGATTAATGCTTGCTAAGAGTAGGATAAGTAGTATAGTTCTCATTAACAAAAGGATTCACATGAACGTAAAAGTATTTAGACTTGTATCAGGCGAAGAGATCTTAGCACGCTACGAAATGACTGACAGCCATGTCACCCTCAAGGATCCAGCAATTTTGGTTCCCGTGGGTCAGGGTCAAATCGGTCTAATGCCATGGATGATGTACACCAAGGCAAAGAATGGCGTACAAGTTCCTCTGTCATTCATTGCTTTCAGCATTGAGCCTCTTGATGAACTCAAGACGCAGTATGACAACTCCTTGAACAAGGGAATCGCCACGCCCAGCGGGAGCCTGAAGGGTCCTGAGCTGAAGCTGACGAAGTAATGCATGAACATAGATAATGTAATCCAGAATTACATGCCCATTGCCAAGCCGCTTTCGATGGCAATGGAAAGACAGAAGAAGCACATTTCACTAGTAATTTACAAGCGCAAAGTTATCGCGGTGGGTCAGAATGTTTTTAAGACCCACCCCGATACTTTGCGTTTGGGTTACAGGACTGCCGACATGCATTCTGAATTGGATGCATATAGAAAGGTTCCCAAGAATCTCCGGGGTGAAAAGTTGATTCTTTTAAATTTTAGATTCAATAGATTCGGAAACTTTAGAAACTCAAAGCCATGTTGTGTCTGCACAAAGTGGTGTGAGGAAGTGTTCCATAAAATTTATTACACCATGGATGATGGTATACACATGATCTAAATAATCTGTAAGTGTAAGGATTATTGTATGCCCACAAAAGCCTGTTGTTGTGATCCAAAAGGAAAACATGTAGCCGTTGCTTGCAGGTATTATGGTTGGCACACTGCAACATATGTAAAAGATGCTGTAGGAAACTGTGCAGGGGATCCAAGATTTGTTGGACCTGATGGGTTTACAACAAAAGATTTTGGCTATCAAAGATTATTTGGACTTACGCTAACACCATTACTTACAGAAGAACTTGAAACGCTCATACGTGGTCCATATACTTGGAATGCATCAATAAAACAATTTGATGCTACCAGAGATGTCATTTTATTGAGTCGTTCCGGTGGTGGAAGTTCACAATATACTAAAGATCAAATTAATGTTCCCAAGGGTGGAAACTCCTCTTTACTTCAGACAAGAGTAAAAGCAAGTCTTGCCATGGAAGCAAATGTTGGTGCTGGTGGTTCTGGGTTTGGTGGTGGTAAGGGAACCGGAATAGGATCCATTTTATCACCCCAATACAATCCTAATTCAGTTCCCGGTGGTGGTGCTGGTGGTGGAGTAAACGGGGCTGGTGGTCATGGTGGAATTACAAATGGTGGTGACGGATTAGGAAGCGGAAATGGGCGTGGTGGCTCACAAACAGCAGGAGGTTCTGCTGGTGGATCTGGTGCCTCTGCTGGATTGGAATACGAAGGTGGAACTGGTGCTCCTGAATCTGGTGGTGGTGGTGGTGGACGATATTCCGGTGGAGGTGGGGCTAGCAAGGCTGGTGGTGGTGGTGCAGCCAGTAAATGGCCTGCTGGTGTTAGCGGTTTTTCAGATTTAGCCTTTAGCGAAGAGGGCTCTAATAGAGGTCCTGGTGGAATCTGTGATCCATTTGTTCCATTACAGGAAGCCTTATATCACTATGGAATGGGTGGTGGATCTAATTTTGTTCAAGATCCACCCACTGGTGTTGGACCAGCAAGCCCAACAAACTTTTTAGGATTTGGATTAGACTATAATCCAAACAAAGAAGGAACACCTGGTGTTGTAAGAGCAATTTGGATTGACAAATACTGTCCATGCAATGAAGATGATTCTAAAGTTTTACCAGACAAGATGTACATTTGTTTAACTGATGCACAGTATGCAGTAATTGAAAATGAAATGAATGTAGATGATCCTGTATTTAATTTGGTTAAATTTGATTTAGATGGAGAAACATACATTTATTTTGGTCGTTGTGTAAATGCATATTGCACTGATATTAGATTGGTTGATGGAACACCAACAAATATTAGACAAACAGACATTTTATCCTATCCAATTACAGGGGGTGGTGGTGTAGGGATGAATGATTGTTGTAATGCTCTTATTTCATACCCAATTTGCAAAATACAAGAAGCAAATTGCTATGATTGTAATAATTGTTATCGTTGTTTACCACCACTTAAACCAAAATATTGCTGTGAAAATATCGATGATAAACCAGATTCATATTGGTCTGTCTATCAAGGATATCTTTGGAGAACTGAAAAATTTAAATTTTGGTTTCCCTTTGGAAAAAAACCAGAAGATTCTCCATTAGATATATCTGATGTTGTAATAATGCCTCCGTTACCACCAACGGTTAATACTGGTTTAGGTTTTGAAAAATTATGTTTGTTGGTAGGAGGCACTGGTGAATCGCCGTTGCATGTATGTGATCCAACTGAAAATGACTGTGATCCATATTTACCTCCATTCAATGAAGGACATCCGTGTACAGTTGAAATAGGAACACTGTGGGATGGTTTACACCCAGACTACTTAGATTTGCCCATAACCATAAGTGGTCAATTTTGTGGAAAACCAGAAAAAGTTAGTATATTATCTGGACCCGGAGATGGGTCTTGTGAACCATGTTTTGAAACAGATCAACAATGCCTTTGTGGTGAAGGTTGTTTGGAACCAAGCGAATTAACTGTTAGATATAACAGTTTTTGTTCAACAAATCCCGTTGTAGTTTCTGGTAATCCGGGAACTTGTAATATTCAAGCCATACCGGGTGGGTCACCGGGTGGAAAAAATAATTTTTACAGAGACTTATACGAGAGGATTGATATAACTGAATATATGAATCCTATTTTAGGACTTACTATTACTGTGCCTAAATGCCCCGAAACAAATTTTTCTGTGACAGATGTTTTTGGTTTTCTTGGTATGTGTGGTTTAAGAAGTATTTTTAAACCAAATTATGGAATAAATCTTGGTGCAATTGCAGCGGCTTTAAATTCAAATCCATTCGGGATTGTGTATGAAGCAAACGAACCTAATGTATTTCCTGGAAATGATTTGCCCGGAAATAAAAGATATGGAGCTCAAGTTTGTCCAGAAGTTGATGGTTTTTCTATTAATCCACCGGATGCTGATATGTTTGCATTTGTAGAAAGTATAGAAACCCCGACTGCTTTTATTGAAAAACGTTGGTATAAACCTAGAACATATATCTATAGAATGCCATTTGGTGGTACCCCAGTCTGTTATTTTTCACAGACTCAAATATGTAGTGGTGTTCCATGTGAATGTACTTCACCGTTTATTATTAGCAGCAGAGAGGGTCCGCCACTGTTGACTTGTATGTGGGGCATTTACAATTTAGTAACAATGAATACTCCTATTTTCCAAAAAGGAACTATTTCACCAGATCCAAGTGCTCCGGTGTTTAATCTATGTTCAATGCCAGAATCTTTAATAGCGCAATTAAATGCTACTATTCCACCCGGTATAATTTTTCCTCTTGGTGATTCTAGTGGTTATGCTACTTGTCAAGAATTTCCTAATCCTTGTCCAATTTCTACACCTTCGGGGGATCCGTTTATTTCTTGTACTGAAAAGATAACTGTGAGTATAGGTTAATTATGAAGAACGCTAAAATTTTTTTGGACACTTATTATAATTGTCAATTATCAACCAATGCAAAAAGGACTTCCCAGCATATAAATTGCAAGCATTGGTCTGTTGATAACAGTACATGCAAAACAACATGTGGTTTGAATGTATTTGAAAATCCAGAACCAACACAATGCTTGAAATGTGATAAAAGAGACTCAATTGTTGGAATCACAGTAAAACAAACTGAAATAATTGATTCGCCTTCTGTGGCTGAAAAAACAATTAATTATACCAAAGCAGAAATATCACAGATGTTTTCCGGAAAAGTATCGGAAGAAATATTTCAAAAAAGAAAAGATATATGTCTTTCATGTGAATACATAGTTAACCCAAACCCAGAGGCAGAATCTATTGGTTGGTGCAAAGGTGGATGTGGATGTGTTGTAGGAAACCAAAGAGCAGGATTGTCTCAAAAATTGTATATGCCTTCTGTTTCCTGCCCCAAAAACAAATGGGGTGTTGAGAAGGGAGAAGGATTTAAGGTTGCCGATACTTTAGATTCTATAAAGGGAGTTGCAACTTCGGTAAAGAACCTTTTTGAGAAAGATAAATAATATACCATGTCATGCATTAAAGTACTAATGAATTTTCAAAACGAAATCAAACTCCATCACTGGGGTACGCCTTCTTATGCCGAGCATATGGCTTTAGGTCAATTATATGAAGCTTTGGATCCAATGATCGACAACTTTGCCGAGACTTATTTCGGTGTTCATGGAAAAGACGATATCAAGGAAGTCACGGATCTGCGTCTAAACGGACCTTCCAGAATCTCTACAAACTCCGTATTGAATTCGTTTGAGGATTACCTGAACCAAGAACTCCCCAAAGAAACCAACCATTCCTCGTTGTTAAATATTAAGGATGAGATGCTTGCGTTGGTACAAAAGACCAAGTATCTCCTCACACTGTCGTAAGGAGACAATCATGAAAATCCCTGAGCTAGTTTACGAAGTAAGAAACTTGGCTCGCAAAGAAGAAGATCCTGTAAAGCGGGATCTTTTTTATCAATGCGCCAAGTCATTGGAGATTCTTGGGAACATCGCAAAGATTGCAGATCTTGCTGTAGCAGAACACAATGCTGCAGAAGCACCAGCACAAAATAGAGATGATGAAGTTAAGTGGTGTATTGACGATGTGACACTAAAAATGCTTGATGAACATTTGGATGCTTTGGTTCACTACAAGTTTTTGGCTGAAGATGACAGATGGCCTTACGGCGACCAACCGTTCAAAAAGTTTGTGTCGAAGTATCTAAAGTCTCAGATAGTGAATGATTCCAACATAGAATAAATTTTTGGTGGAATGCTGCGGTGACTCAAGACTGCCATCGATGATGGCATTACTTTAAGCACCAAGGGACTCCTATAAGGGCTCTTCTTGTAGGCGTAGAACTTACGAGTCTTCTCCATCAAGAAGTGACTATAGATATAACAATTAGCTCTCTTGGCATAGAGTTTGGTATCTATTTCAAGGTTAAATTTTTTGATCATTCTAATTGCTCGTTTTTCACAATCACGCTCCATTGCACGAATTATAAAAAATGCCTTGCGAAGTTTTTCTTGATTAAAATTTTGACCAGCAAACCAAGCATCCACCATCAAAATTGCTTTGTCAGATTTGATGTAAATTTTTGAGTTGCTGAGATATTGCAAAAAATGACAATATTCATGAACCAAAGTTTCTAAAAAATTTGTTCCATGCCTTGCAATTTTAATAACTTTTTCTTTGTCTGAAAAATAACCTTCGCAACGGTAGCCACCACAATTTAACAATTTTCCACGACCTATTACTAGCCGCATACCGTACTGTGCCAGATGTTGTTTCACATGACTGACAAACTGATGGTTCCTAGTGTTCATAGGCGACTCCTCAGTCCATATTATTTAGGGAATTCCTTGACAGTCAAGGATTAGGGTGTATAGTTTAGCAACTTCTTAAGAAAGGAAAGTTTTATGGAAATTACTACAGTTGATCGTCCGACGAAGATTCAGAGAGTGTTTGATTTTATGCGTTCCGGTTCGCCTCTTACGGCTGGCGTGGCTCGTAAGCGCTTCCGTGTGCAGAACATGCGTGCAACTATGCACGATCTGCGCGAGGCATTTGACCGCTTCGACATGAACTACACCGTAATCCGAGAGGTCCGCAATGGCCGCTCCTATTACCGTGTGATGCGAAACAGAACTCGCTAAATTTTTGATAGTAGTTGTTGGACTAAAGAACCCCGAGCAATCGGGGTTCTTTTATATTTGTATTGTAACTGGAAGGAAAGATGGTCCAGTAAATCTTCCATACAATCTTGATGGAGTTTTTTCCGTCTTTTGAATCAATACAAACGCATTGTTGTAACCGGGTACACCACTTTTAACAAAACTATTGATTAGTGGTTGTGTATAAGAAGGATCGACAAAGAGATCAAAGTTCCAATTCTGCAATGAAGCGTGGCTCAAATCTATCTTCAATCCATTCGTTATTGTAAATGTCAAGTTAGAAGCATTTTGGGGATCACCCGAATAGTTTCTCTGTGTCAAAACAAAATTACTGGTGACTGGTACAAAGTCTGGGAAAGAAGTGGTTGTATCTGTTCTGATGTAAAGATAAACTTGATTATCAAAAAGAAGATTAGAAGTATAATCATCACCAATAAAATCTTCGCCATAGGCCATGTCTGGGCATGTCTGACATTGTGACCAATATCCACTTAGGGTTGCGCCCAATGATTGCTTGCGCAGGAAGGTTTGATATTCATTTTGATTTTCAAAACAATTTATGAGATTGTTTGATTCATCATGAATTCTGTAAATCCCCAAAAGATTCTTTGGTTTTTGAATCTCGTCTACATCAGAAGCACCTCTGATGTACATATTGACTACAGTTGGTGTTGTAATAAGTGTTTGATTTTGTGCTGTTCCGGTTAAGTAAAGAACTTCTTCTCCATCCTTTAGGGATGATAGGGCACTTACTTTTAGTTTTCCAAAATTCAAACCAGTTCCACCAATTATTTCTACATATTCTTCAAACCCAAAATTACTTCCTATAAATCCCATCTTTTCAAAATTTGTTTGATTTACATTAGGAAGAGAGTTTAGTATGTAATTAAAGCTGGTGCTACCACTGTATGTAAAAGTGTATTGTGGGGAGGCTAAAAAGTTTTCTCTATTGTAGAAGTTATAAGCAGTGTCTCCACTAAGACCGGAAACAATTGTTCCGACAATTATTTTGTTATCATTCAAAGATGATTGGTACAAACAAGTACCAAAAAGTGTCTTTTTTGTTTCTGTTTTATTGTCGTAGTATTGCACAGAACTGATATTGAAGGTTGTTCCTACAGGAACAACACCAAAAGTCTTTTTAAGAAAAGATCTGTCAGAAGTATTGTACGTATGAGAATAATCCAGATAACATGTATTTCCCTGAATTAAAATATTTGGTGCTGAGTTTAACCAACCTTTTTGAAAAACAGGATCATATGTATTTCCATACACAGAAATACCATAATTTTTATATGATCTTACTAAATTTAGAGTTGGAAAAACTGGCATTTTATGATGCGATGAAGGTCACTACCTGTGTTGCACTTGCTGAACTTACATAGATCTTGTTGATGTTATCAATTGTCATGAATACTTGATCGCCAGGATCAAGAGCATGGCCTGTTGATGAACCAACAAAGACTCCGCTGTTTCCGACATAAATGAAGTCGGTGTTTGTTGAGAGTGCTTTGATTGTTACGCCTTTTCCGCAAGTGTAACCAGAATCTAATTGTTGTACTGCGGGATAGATGGAACTTGTGCGTCCAGTCTTAAATCCTGTTGGCATAGCAGTTGCCAAGCCAAGATTCAATGACACCAGTTGTGCATATAGTCCTGTCAATCCAGCCAACAATGCGCTGTCATTGATTCCAACGGTATTACCTACAGTTGTTGGAACGGGTTGACCACCACTAGAACCTTGAATTCTCAGAGCATCCCCTGAGTTGGTTACACCTACGGTTGGGTTTATTACTGCATTAATTGTGGCCCCAGAAATTTGAACAAAGAGAGGATTACTCACATTTCCAATTTCAGTACCTGAAGAATTTACTAAATTTGTGTAACCCCAAGTGGTTCCATTTGGACCCCAAACAGAAATAGAATCCTTGATTCTTGATAGCGGTGTTCCACCTGTAATTTCTATTTGATAACCACTTGAAGTTCTGACATAAACTGGTGCGCTTGTGATTCCTGTTGCATATACGGTTCCACTCACGGTTACCGGAGTTCCACCGGGAATGCCTTGTACGGCCCCACAGAAGCCCACTAGATTGGCTGTAATGCCTCCTCCAATAACACTGACAGGAAGACCGTTGGAGTTGCTTACGATGGATACGGAGCCAGTAGGTCCATATGCCAACTTCATGTATTGAAAGTGAGAGGTTGCCCCAGAGAACACAATTGCGTCTGTTGCTACATTGAAGGTGTTTCCACCCGATTCAATTAATACGTTTGGGTCTGAGTCAAATGCCATTTTTGTTCCTTAGAGTGGTATAAATAGTTCTAGAATATTTAGATGGATTCAATTATTGCTTTTTTGTTATTACGACATATAGTATAATCATGTATATAGACGATACAGCAAAGGAAAAATTTTCAAACAAGGTGATAGAGCGAACTTTAAGTACCAATCTATCGTTTATGGATTGTGTTCTTGAACTCGCAGAAGAGATGAATCTTGATCCTGTTGCTGCTGGCAAACTTTTGACAAAGCCTCTTGTTGAGAAGATTGAACAGGAAGCCAAAAATTTGCATCTATTGAAAAAGAACAAAAACAAAAAACTTCCAGTTGACTGACCTGGAGTTGCTTGTATAATCTGTCAGTCATTTAGGCCAAGGTAGATCCTTGGGGAAAGAACAGTATGGGAAATTTTTCAGATTTTAAAAAGAAGAGTAAGAACTCGGTCGCACAACTTTCTGAGCGTTTGGAGAAGATGAACGCAAAGGAGAGTTACAAGGATGAGCGGCTTTGGAAGCCGGGAATTGACAAGGCTGGAAACGGATACGCTGTTATCCGCTTTCTTCCCGAAGTCGAAGGAGAGGACACCCCCTTCGTGGCTGTCTATAGTCATACCTTTAAGGGCAAGGGTGGGTGGTTCTACGAGAACTGCCCTACTACGATTGGCGAAAAGTGCCCAGTCTGTGCCGCAAACACAGAACTGTGGAACAGTGGCGTAGAAGACGACAAGAACATTGCTCGTCAGAGAAA